CAACTACTTGCCACCAGCCTACGAAACACCACGGGTGCCACTGACGCACAAATCGCTAGTGTCGAATCGTTCATTACGCAAACTTCAATTGCAGCTGCTGTTGCTGACGATGAGTTACGGCCTGCCTTTGACAAACTCGTGCGTGGTACTGGTGACGTCACCAAAGCGCAAGACTTAATGAACCTGGCACTAGACATTTCAGCCGGTACAGGCAAAGACCTAGGCGCTGTATCTGACGCCCTGTCAAAGGCATTTAATGGGCAACTGGGGCCACTAAAGAAGTTAGACCCTGCCCTGGCAAGCCTGATTGAAAACGGCGCTACAACAGATGAAGTGTTTGCCGCATTGGGCGACACTTTCAAGGGTGCCGCTTCAACTTCAGCTAATACCGCTTCAGGCAAAATGAAATCGTTTTCCATTCAGATGGGCGAATTCAAAGAGTCAATTGGCGCCGCTGTGCTACCGATAGTCGACAAACTGTTGCCAGCGTTCACGGCCATGGGTACATGGATTAGCAACAATGTCGGGTTGGTTGTAACTCTGGGCGCTGTCATTGGTGCCATTGCGGCTTCAGTGCTTATTGCTAACGCCGCCATTACCGCATGGAACGCACTTACCGCTGTCACCGCAGCTGTTAACGCAGTGCTCGGTGCTTCATTTAGCGCCCTATGGGTTGCCACTGGCGCCATCGTCATTATCGGAATCATTGCCGCACTGGTTGCCTTACAAGTCAAGTTTGACATTTTCGGCAAAGCCATTGACGGAATCAAAATAGGGTTCAATGCCGTTTGGGGCGCCATCAAAACCGTGTTCAATTGGGCAAAGGACAACTGGCCGTTGTTGCTCGCAGTCATTACAGGCCCGTTTGGTTTAGCCATTGCGTTTGTGGTCAAGTTCAAAGATGACATTATGGGCGTGTTTAGCCTGATCTATAACGGCATAAAAGCAACCATGGGGTTTGTTGCTGGCGTAATCACAGCACCGTTTAAAGCAGCGTTTAATGCTGTCGCCAGCTTGTGGAACAACACCGTTGGCCAACTGTCGTTTAAGACGCCCAGCTGGCTACCACCTCCATTAGGTGGCAAAGGTTTCGACGTGCCAGACATACCCATGTTGGCCCAGGGGGGCATAGTCAATTCGGCAACCCTAGCGCTGATTGGGGAATCAGGCCCTGAAGCCGTTATACCGTTGTCAAAAATGGGCAGTATGGGTTTTGGTGGTGGCGGCGGCGGTATCACGGTCAATGTGAACGGTGGCGACCCCAACAGCATTGTTAGAGCCTTACAGCAATACGTGCGTCAGTCAGGCCCGATTCCACTTAATGTTCGGACAATGTAACCATGCCGAAAAACAGTTGGATTTTTGACAGCGTAGGAAGGGACATAACAAACAAAGTTTTGTCTATGAATATCAGCCAGGGCCGCACTAAATACCTTGACACCTACTCTGGTGGTTCACTAACTTTTACCATCAACAATTCAAACAACTTTGCTTCAACTATTGACTACCAAAGCCCGATAGTGCTTAAAAGCAAATCGGACAACAGCGAATTTTACGAATGGTTTTGGGTTCGTGAAATCACATTTCAGGACTACCCAGGCAACACAGGCTTAAACACCGCAACGATCATTTGTTCAGATTGGATAAACCGATCTGGTCAAATCAACGCCAACGCCAAAGCAATAGCAGCTGCTACAACCAGTTACGGGTTCTACATTTTCGGTGACGGTTACGGTGGCCCGCTACCGGCTTCAATGAAGGTAGCAATCATTACCAGTAGTACCCAATGCTCAGCGAGCACCTACACAGGTTCAGTGCTGAACTACTACAACTATTTGGTCAACACAGAACGGGGATATCTGGTAAGTCGAATTGACACCCTTTACCCGATTAGTCGTGACGCTATGCAGTCATATACGCCAGGCAGTGTTACTTTGGGGCGCACTACCTCAACCACACAAATTGCTTACAACTCGTTTGAACGCATACAGAACGGTGTGCAATACATCAACACAGCCACAACTAGCCCTGCAGGCCTGACAGCCCAAACAGCCACCAACACCGCTTCAGTTGCGTCTTATGGCCAGTCTTTTTACAGTTCTTCAACAGTTGACGCCACAGAAACACAGGCACTGGGTAACGCCCAATGGATTGCCAACAATTTCAATGACCCGTATTCGTTGCGGTTCACATGCACTTTTGATGATGTGGCACAAAATGCGACAGCGTTAACTGCTTTCATGCAACAAATCTTTGGTGGCGTTAACCGCAGTATCAACTTCAAATATCAGGTGCCTGGCGGTTCTGAAACCACGGTGGCTTGTGTTATTGAAGGGTACTCAATTAACGCTACGCCTGAATCAACACAGTATGTGCTTAATTTGTCGCCGTTGCAGTATTACCAGTTTTTTACGCTTAATAGCAGTACTTTAGGTATTTTGGATACCAGCCGTTTGGGTTGGTAAAGGAGAACACATTATGGCTACACAATGGACAGCAGGGACAACTAGCGGGCAGGTGTTGACTGCGGCGACGCTCAACACCATCGGGGCCGTAACGGTCGATTACACGCCGACCCTGACTCAGGGCGTGACGGTAACTAAGACTGTAGTTCAAGCCCGTTACTTCCAAATTCAAAAGTTAATCATAGGTCAAGTGTTGTTAAATGTGACCAGTGCAGGCACTGCTTCTTCAGTCGTTGCAGTCGGTTTACCAATATCGGCCCGAGCAGTTAACAGCATGGCGGCTTTTGGCTACATCTACGACGCAAACACTAACGTCATGTACAACTTGACCGGCTACTCAGCAACAGGAACAACTTTAAACTTTTTTTATCAAACTGGTAACGCTTTCGGTGTTTCGCCAGCAGTAACGCTTGCAACATCAGACCAAATTTCCCTTAACTTCAGTTACGAGATCGCATAATGAAAACAGTTACTTGCACAAACAAAACCTGCCTCGAGAACGGTGTTCAAGAACATTTCTGTGGCGACCCTGACTATGTTGAATGCGGTGTATGCCACGAACCGTGTGCGCTATCTGAACTGTACGACGACCCAGCATCATGCAACTGGACACCCGGAAGCAACCCCGAGCCATGAAAACCCTTATTGCTGTCGCCGTGCTCGCCATAGCACTAATGGTTGTGGTGACAAGCTGCAACGACAGAACCCGTGACACCTGCGAAACCAAACCAACAGCACCTAAGTGCCTACCATGAAACGACTAACTAACAGCGAAATTAAAGCCCGACTAATACTCATCGTGGGCATTGCTTTAGCCGTAGCGTTTCTAGGTTCGACTGCAGCTCTGCTTTACGGCCTGCTGTTTGTAGTACAGCCATTAGACGTGTCACCCAATGACGAATCAGCCTGGTCATTACTAAGCCCAATGATGTTGTTTCTAACTGGCGCCCTATCAGGAATCCTTGCCAGTAACGGCCTGAAAGATAAGGACAAACAAGATGACCATTAGACCATACACAGGCAACAAAGACGCTGTACACGCCGCAAAGCGTGAAGGCACCAAAGTGTTTGTTGATTACTGCTGTTACCTATTCGGCGTCACCAACATCGGCATTTTTAATGACCGAAACATGGTTGGCACAACCCCACCAAAAAAGTCTGTACATGCCACCTGGCGTGCTGTAGACCTCAAAGGTACTCAAGAACAACGGTTTCATTTAATCAACTTCCTGTACACCCACCGTGACATTCTGGGCATAGAAGAAATCCACGACTATGCAGGCACCTACAAAAACAACCCCAAAGGTTGGGGCGCTGGCTACCGCTGTGACCGTGACGCCTGGCGTGTCTACGACAAAAATACGATCGGGTCAAAAGGCGCCCAATGGGTACATGTCGAGATCTCCCCACTACTGGCCGACCACCCTGACGTTGTACACCATGCGTTCAAAACTATATTTGGTGCTTGACATACCACTACCGAATCGGTAGACATACCCCGACCTGACCCCGACTGAAGGACAAACCAAAATGACTGTTAAGCGTGTCTTAGGCTTAGGCCTATTTACTTACCTGATGTGTGCCGCAATGGCGGTGGCGTTCCAAAAGGACACACCACCCAACATTGCCCCAGTAGTACCGGCAACAATTACCCTGGGCGACCTGACCCCACAACAGCTGCAAGACCGTGCCGAAGAGCTGACAACCACAACCAGCACAACCAGCACAACTAGTTGGACACAACCCACAACCCGTGTTGCATATGTTGACCCTGACACCAAATGCCAGGAATGGTTCCCCGTAGCGGTATCGGTTGGCTGGCCCAACGACACTGAAACGCTACAGAAACTAGGGCGCCTGATCTGGAAAGAAGCAAGGTGTCAAAACGTCAGTTACTTGCACCCACAGTTCAACGGCCATGACCACGGACTGGTTCAGGCGAACCAAATCCACCGTGCCTGGATAGAAGAACTGTTTGCAATGCCCATGGAAGAATCCATGAACGACCCGACCCTAAACCTGCGTTTTGGTTGGTTGCTGTATGAAGCCACCGAAGAAAACCACGGTTGTGGCTGGCGCCCATGGAAAATGTGCTAGCGAATGTTCAATGTTGACCGCCCCGACTGGCAACAATATGCAGCTTGCAAAGGCATTGACACCAGCCTGTTCTTTCCGAGCAACGCCAAAGAATCTGCAGAATCACGTGCAATCATCAAACCGATATGTGAAGCCTGCCCAGTATTTGACAAGTGTTTTGCCTACGCCGTGTCATTTCCCGAAAAGGCTTTACAAGGCTTTTGGGCTAACACTTCCGAAGGCGACAGGCGCCGTATGCGTTACTCAGCCACACCAGTTGGTTATCGTAGAATTAAACCCGACAAATGAAAGGCCCGACATGACAGAACAGTTAGCCGAAATGACTGCGGCGATAGCCAAAGCCGAAATTGCTATGAAAGCCGCCGCTTGGCAGTTAGAAAAGCAAACCGAAGATATCGCAATGTTGCGCAAAGCCTTATTTGAATTGGCATATGTTGCCGAAGAAAACGGCATTTACTTGTCAAATCTGACTAAGTCGACACAAGACGCCATTGTGGCCATGCGTTTAGGTGGTTTCAAATGACCTGCGAACTATGCAAAACAGACTTGACCGCCTTTGACATTCGCATGCAAGATCTGTTGCAAGGTATCTGCTTGAACTGTGGCAAAGCAGGCGACTGGCAACACATGACACCCGAAGAGTCACGCCGCTGTGCAGAACTACACAAATGGGCAAACATGACCAACGCCGAACGAATCGCCTACGACAGAAACAGGGGCAACTAATGGACTTGTCAAACTATGTCGACGTACCAACACGCTTTGCAGCTGCACTTGAACGTTGGCCCGAACTACGGGTAATGGAAAACCGCCCCGAAATCATCACCATTGGCGACAAAACTTTTATTAGCGTCACCATGCAAATTTGGCGTACACCTGAAGACCCGATACCGGCACAAGCAACATGCTTTGAACCGTTCCCAGGCAAAACCAGTTTCACTAGGGACAGTGAACAAATGAACGCTTCGACTTCTTGTTTGGGCAGGTGCATAGGTCTAATGATGTCCTTTGGCCCGAAGATGGCTAGTGCTGAAGAAGTACGAAACCGCCAAACAGATACACACACCCCAGCAGTGCTTGTGAGACAGCCCGAAAAGCCCCGTACACAGGCGCTAGGCGCCAATTCGTCTAATGCACCCACCCCAGCACAAATGAACCTTTTAAGGGCTTTAGATC